CTATTTTTTTTTTGCCCAGCCAGACCATGTAGTTCGGGTAGAAGTAAAACCCACTCCCAAAAACAACCAATGCTGTTAACCTAGTGGGCCTTGGGAGATGGGTACGCTTGCCAGCGTGGGGGGCCAGCTAGGGGAACTAGCTCGATGCAGTCGTCGATGCAGTCGTCGCCTATTGGTCTTGTCGGTAGGCAAGACAACAACCCCCTGCTCCTAGATTATTAGGCTCCATACGGAGCTACCTCCTGGACCCTAAGACCGAATAGGGACAAGCCCTATTTCCTCTCTTCGAGAGGCTACTCAGGTGCCCTCTGGTGACGTTTGTAGAGTAAGTTGGTGTGGTTGTATAGAGCAAAGGAGGGCGTCGATCACAGGCCCTCTCAGATACCCTCTGAGGCATGACCCCTGCCCTGTATAAAGCACACCCTGGTAGGGTCGTATAATATAGCATGGACCTACTATGAGTAGGTTTAACTAGTTGCGACATCGGAGGACACCGTGGGACTCGAACGCAGAATACCTATGAAGATCTACAAGATGTCTGATCTTATGAAGATGCATCCCCTGCTAGCTAAAATCAGTTCCCTTATGGAGAACACGTATCAGGATGCTGATGGCATCTGTGCTGAGCTAGCTTTCTGTGAAGAATCAGAGGAGTCCAAGGAGAAGGAGCGTTTGTACGCTAAACTAGACCTTGAGCTTGAGGGTAGACTGAATGCCATGCTTGAAATGGCTAATGAGCTAAAGATGGAGTTTGGAATAGGTATCTGTGATCCTTCCATAGGGGCTATGAATATACCCTGTTATGGAAATTCCTCTAAGGCTTTAGTGTATGTGTGTTTTGACCACACATGTGACATCAGCGAAGATGAGATAGTTTGTCATGAGACCCAGAATGGTGTTATTATTCCGGGCCTCACTCCATGGATCAATACTTAAGACGTGAAGCCATTCGCTTCGTGAGCTCTATTGTACTCAGCCTGCGACCGCTTAGCCACGTTCTGTGCGCTGCTCTCCTTCTTGAATAACCCTAGTGATTTTAGTTTACCACTGTTCTGCAACAGCAGAGCTCTCCACTTACCAGAGACGCTATCGAACTCTACATTGTATTTCGGAGCTGGACTCTTTTCTGCTACACTATCATCATTGTCGACTGGATCCAACGAATCAAGAACGACCTCTACTGCGAGGTCAACCGTTTCCTCATCCTCTGTGGATAGTTCCACTACGAACTCTACTTCCCCCGTAGCTTCGTCGCCAGACATGCTTGAGAAAAGCTCATCGTCCTCTTCTACTACTACAGCGTCTACTGGCGGAGTAAGTGTGTCATCGGGTGACTGCATAGAAGGCCATGCTGCGTCGAACAGTCCCTTGGTGCTCTCATCGACCAGTTTCAAGTTGTGGATGTTTAGGCCACCCAGCTCGTTCTTCATTACGACTGTTTGGCCAGGAACGATATCTCCGTGATAGATCTTCCATGCGACGACTGCGGCTGAAAGAGACTCACCATTAAGCTTAATGACGTGACGGCCCCTGTCCATTGAGACGGCACTTTTGCCATCTAGGGAGAAACAGATCTCTCCTGTGCGTGAGTTGTACGTGAATTCGTCTCTTACGTTCATGTTAGTCCTTCCATGGACAATATTTACAATTGTTACCCTCTGGATCGCCACAACAGTAGCCCTGTCTCCAGTAGGATGATTCTGTTCTTTCGATTTGACCAGTATCCTCATTTAGGAATGATTTGTCTCCGGCCTCGTTTGCTATCTTGTGAGCCAAGTTTAATCTAAAGACAGGCTCTACTGTACTTATAGCATCTATCACGTCTTTATTTTCATAACTTATTGAGGCCAATTTCTCAACCCTGCTGTCTACGTAGATACCACACAGGGCTTCGTACTCGTTGCCCCTGTAGTCTCTGAGGTATCCCACCTTTGGATTCATGACTTGAATCGGGAGCCCAGGTATCTCGTGCATGCAGGTTTCTATACCTAGATGGGGGCACTTGCTCCACATTATGTTATTATTGAGAACGGCCCTGACTATGGCCATTGACTCCTCTGATGATGTGTTGCATAGGCCCTCGCATGTTGAGCCCGTGTTCATGCTGTAGAGGTTGATCTCCGGGTTAGCCCTAAGCATCTCGTAAAGCCTTGCACTCTGAGATGCCGGTGACTCAGACGTGAGATCGTTTGTGCATGCGTCTGTTGCGAAGGCAGCTACTGCCTGCTCCACGGTTAGTCTTTGTATCGGGGGCTTAACTCCGTCCAGTTTTGATAAGAAGAATATATCCGTTACTATCTCACCCATCTTGCGAGTGTCGAAAGCTCTGCCTCCAAGTTGGCTACGTGGCAGTATTATACTTCCACCGCTATCTATGTTTTCTGATAAGTTTTCAGGGTTTTCAAGCTCTTTCCTGACAATGGTATTGGCTTCGTCTATATCGTAGGTTCGTGTGAATACTGATGATTCCAGACCCGAAGACGTGCCATCGTGGTTTAGGGCGAAGTAGTCGTCCTGTATTATTTTATCGTCCCCCAGTACAGACTCTCCAAACATAGAAAGAGTGGTCTTCCCCGAGTTAGACTCGCCTACGAAGGCTACTGTACGAGTAGTTCCATCCTTGTCGGATGTACTCTTCAGTGACGCATTAAGAGCTATGGACCCTTTATCTGCCATGATGTCCGACCATGACCTAATCAGTGCGGCTCGCACTTCCCCGAATGAGTCTGTTCCCATAACCCTGGTGGTGTGCTCATCATCTGAGTCTACAAGGATTAGAGTATTGGACATGAATCTGGTGAATCCACCAGAGGTTGGCTTCCTCACCCTGGGGGTACTGAATCCCGGAGTGCATATGACGGTGATCTCTGGGGCAGTAAACGTATCAGACCTGTGCATGGGATATAGCATGGCCTTGGCCATCATAGCGATGTGCGGATAATCGTCGGAGACCAGAACTCTGGCGTGTACTGCGTTCCTACTGTTGTCCGATATCCATCCATCTATCTGTATCATGTTAGAGGATTCTATGGACTCGTCCTGGAGGTCTGAAATGACCTGTGCGAACGCACTCGTTATGGATTGGGGGCCGACGTCGCTGTCTGATATGGTGAATGTTGACTCAGGCGCTGTCCCGATAGAGTCTACATCTGTAGACATAGATCCAGACATCATGTTTACCAGGGTGAATCTGTCAGGGTTGTTTATCATCTTATCAATACTCGTTCCTTCTATGTATATTGATAGCATGGAACATGAGTGTATTTAAGATTAATTTATGCTATTGTAGGAAGTCCTTGAGCATGGCTAAGCCCTCGCTGTGAAGCCCCAGCTCTATCGCTGCTCTTTTATTAGTTCCAATTCTTAGATGCAAAGTAGCCCAGAGCTTTTCTCATATTTGGCTTCTTCCATGCCATGTGACCGAACCAGAATGAGATTTGCTTCTCTGCCTCTTCTACACTCTTCCCCTGTTGGGAGAGGTGGTAGATTGCTGAGGCTAGACTAGTCCTGTCAGCTCCCCCTAGACAATGAACGTAGATGCCGTGATCCCTGTAGATTCCAAATAGGGAGTTCAATATCTGCAGTTGCTTGTCAGATGGTACAGTGTTTGACCCCAGTGGAATGTTGAAGTAAGAGATTCCGAATGATTCGCACCACCTTCTTTCGAACTCATTCTCTACAACCTCAGACTTTCTTAGACTAATAACAACCTTGGGTTGATACTTGGCCATAACCCTAACGAACTTCTTTTCGCTCAGCTGGGCACTTCGTATAAATTTGCCATCAAAGTAAACCCACATGTTTCCAGTGAAGTACATTACCCCCACATAGGTTAGGAACGCTACGGCAGGAGCCATAAAGATGGCCAGTATGATTGAGCTATGAAGTAGTGACATTAGTTCCTGTTTCTGTATTCAGAAATCATACGCTGACCAGTGGGGTGCAAGCCTAGGTCTCTAGCGGACTCCATTGTGACGGACTCTGACATCCATGCAATCTCGTAGGAGTCATTGAAGAAGTCGTCGGCTAGAACCACCTCTTTGCCACGCTTAGTGGATCGAGTGATGTTCAACTGGTCACGCTTATGCCACCAGGAGAATGAGACTACTTCCGTACAGGAGAACGCTTGGTCATACCCCTTGCTCAGCTTTGAGTCTGGATCCCTGAAGATGTCAACCTCTGTTTCGATGTCAAAATTGAAGTCAACGTCATAGTTCTCTCCAATAGTAGACTTGGCTTTTGTTACTGCTAGGTCAATCTCTTCCTGAGTGACGTTCTTTGGTCTGAAGATGATTGCATAGTCTGAGTAGAGAGGGTAGTACATGTCTCTTCTGACTACACCCTCTGAGATCGCCTCAACGATGTCTCCACCCTCGATATGGATCCAAGCATGTTTCTGGAATCCTGGAATAGCAACGTTAGACAGGTATCCGTCATCACGGTGAACGCCAATATCTCCAGGCTGAACGATCTTTGACGCTTCGTGGATCTCACCAAAGTGGACCTTGTGGTAGCGAATCGCCCAGGTAACCCATGGGAATGTTGATAATGATCTTATGTCACCAACCCAGAAGACTAGGGTCTCCCAGATGTCATGCATCTTGTCAAGAATCTTCTTCATCGTGCTCATCTTTCTCTGGTGTCCAATCGGAAACTTCATCAAAGCTTTTTTCCTCTATGAATTGACTAGGGAATATCTTTGAAAGTTGCCCCTTCAGATCATCACGCTCGTCTTCTAGTTTTGTCTTGCTTCTGCATGCCTCTATATATGGATCTCCGAAGACCTGATTCTTCTCAGCATCTCGAACCTCTATGTTCTTGTTCCATATGAGGTTGTTTATTGCTGATAGTCTAGTTAGAATCTCCTGAACTTCCTTGGTGTGGAAAAGGCCCGGATCAAGGGTTGATGATATTACTTGATCAAGATACAACAGCTCGTTCCAAATATTCTTAAGCTGAAAATTGCTCTTCATTGCGTTTATCTTTAGGGACAGTATTGTTATCTTGTTAAGTATATCGCCCGTAGGTGTTTCGATTTCCATGACTGCTCCAATCTCTATGAACATTATACGAATCTATGTGTCAGTCCTTACTTTATAGCGTTTAGCCACCTTTTTGTGGTCTGTGAGTCTATCTTGAAGGTATTGTTAATCCAATTGTCATATTCAACAGGGTCATAGGCTCCACTTACCTTATCAGATAGCTTGCAAGGGGGCATGTTAGTAATCTTTAGAAACTCAGCGTCTTGACTATCCTCCATTTCGGAGGAATATAGGAACGATTCAACACCCATGGATCTTAATGCTAGATGGCTGCTTATGGAGCTTTGTGCGAGTACCACATCATGCTCCTTGTAAATGTCCTCTGGTATTTTCCATCTATTTATCTCTTTATACTTTATATTGAGACTGCTACACATGCTCCTGACTGAACTCCTATAGTCTATACTGTTTTCAGCGGGGTGGGGCTTGACTGCTATCTCAGATATAGCCATGCCATTCTCAACAGCCATGTATATATTTAGAATCATCTCTTCTATAAGATTCTTTGCCGCATTGCTCCTGAAGATGTCACATGATGTTATCATCAGAACCCTACCACCGCTCTCGTAACTTCCATTGAACGGTCTGAACGAGGGATCGCCAGCTAACACCACGCTACTCTCGGTCTTGGACTGGCTACTCAATACTGAAAACTCTGGCTCTGACCTAGCGATTAAAACATGTGCATGTGGAATATATTCACCCGGTGTATTATTGTATCCAACTGGATACCTATCTCCACTGAAGTAGACCATCTCACCCAGGAGGCACACATTGCCTTTGGTGTCTTCTAGGTTCATATTCATATACTCTCTGTAATGTCTATTTCCAGAGTACAGCATATGACTCTTAGTGCCTATCATTAGGGGTAGTACGAATGACTCTTCTTTATGAATTATGTCGTCAAACATCTCAGTAACGCTCTTGCGATTTACCTCTGGGTCTATCTTGTTAAACCTCAGCACTCTATCTATAGAATCGTTCCTTTGCGAATTGCGTGTATAAATAGAATAATCGCCAACAGACTTAATGATTGGGGAGAAAACACGAGCGTGTTGCTCTGTGGCTATAAAAAAGTTGGGCTTCATTCTGGCCACATGCCCATCTCACCTAGGCAGAACTCCCAGTTGTTCATGAATCTTACAGCCTTATCGTCCAAATAGTATTTAGCACGGGGCTTTACCGCTGTGATCTCGCTAATGTACTCCGCCATGCCGTACTTATCTAGCCACAGCCAAAGCTCATCTATGCATGACTCTGGACGATCCTCACGAGCCCTGCATGTGAATAGTATGATAGTATAGCGTTTACTGATTGTCCTCAGCGCCTCAAGTGCTCCATCTACTGGTGGCATGGTTGGGAAAACAGCGTCGCCACCTTTCTGTGCTATAACCCCGTCATAGTCTATGCATACAGTAGAGTCTATCTGACTTCGACATAGTTTTTCAAACTCTTCGTGCTCTTCGGAGTTAACACCTCGGTCGCTCATTTGCTTTCTCCATCTAAATAGTACAGCCAAAAGTTTCTATTTATCGAGTCTGTCAGGTATGAATCCTTTGAGCAGACTTCCAGCTCTACGCCTACCTCGGTACACCACTCATGGAACAGGCTTAATCCTTGTTTTACCAACTCATTCTCACCTTTGAATAAAAGTCCAACGCTTCCATCTATGGTAGATTTGTAAATATCTTTAGAGTCGTAGAAGTGAGAGAAGCTTTTACTGTTGTCATCCATGCTTGATGGTGCTTGGTCAACCCCTATTAAGCTTATCTTGCTCGCCCCGGTGTGTATCGCAGTGAATAGTGTGGTCTCGAACAGGGTTCCTGGTCCCCACATGCGTCTTGTTCCCGTCTTATCGAAGGTATTGTTATCGAAGTCGCAGCTTCCACAAAGAGTTTGACTGTTTCCTCCACCTTTTATCTTAAAGAAGATGTCATTACTATACCCACTCCATAGCCCCGACTCAATTGCTTTCTGTGCCGAGCTTGAACTTGCCAGCACTATTGTCTCGGGTGTATCATATCCTGTGAAGTTGTTACAGTTGTAGTGATGGATGTCTACGTTTCCATCCATGTATCCGAAAGCTTGTTTGACAGTTAGCACTGGCTTGTCGGCAAGTTCTCTGATTAGTATGTCAGAGTCAATCCCAGCTAGAGATGGGCCACATGATACAATGTAGACTGTCTCGCCTTCGTACATGTCTTTCATTATATCTAACTTACTCTGATCATTAAAGTCATGACCTCGGCTTACGTCTATGAATGCCGCTGCTCTATCTTTAATTGGAATATTAGTCCAGTTCATCTTCCCCCCGGATCGTTTACTGAGTATTCTTCAACTGTAATATTCTTGCGGTCAATTACGTACACTACATCTTGTTTATGTTTGAGTGATACCACATCATCCTGGTGCATGTTTGAGAATATGCCACGAATACACTTACTGACCATCTCGTGTGTGACAACCACCATGTTCCCACCGCAGTTGTCCTTAAGGAAATCAAGAGTCCTTCTATGTATGTCTAGATAGCACTCGCCTCCTGGAAACCTGTTCCTCCACTTGTCAGCCTTACGATGAGCAGCCTCTTCTGGCATTAGATCGTCCCAGTCGGCAATTATCTTGCCCTGTGCGATACCCATGTTTCCCTCCATAAGCCTCTTATCCTGCTCTATTGATGAACACTGCATGGTTGTGTCCCCATGTTCCAGCATTATCCTTGCAGTCTGCATAGTCCTGTCCTGCGGGGAGGCTACGAATCTTACATGAGTTAGTCCCATATTCTCTATCAGGCGTGAGACGGCCCAGCCAAATGTCGCTGCCTGACCTCTTCCACGTCCGGTTAGGTCTGAATTCATGTGACCTTGGCACATCCCCTTCTTATTCCACTCGCTCTGTCCGTGTCTGACAAGAATAAGTTTTCCACTGAATATGTTTTTAGCTTCCATAGTCTAGGTCATCCAGAAATCTAGACTCTCCACTGCTGGTGGCTGAGTCACGGGAGTCCTCTTTCAAAACTTTTGATACGCTGTCTATCATCTCACGATACTCCCTGGGCAGCAAGGCGCACTCAAGGTGGTGAATTTTAAAATCTCTAGAAAGAGAAAAGTGTCTTTCTATCATGGTTGCTCCGCTTAGAGCTGCTATAATAGATGCGGCATAGCCAACCTCGTGGCCAGAGTACCCGATAGACACACGACTAGATGCGCTCACTTCCCCTAGCATTCTGCGAACATACCTACAGTTGGATAATCCATCCGGAGTAGGGTATAGCGATACGCAGTGGAGTATGTGAGCCTCGATGCCAGCTTCTTCGATCTTCTTAAGTGCTGACTTAAAGAACTCGTGAGATTTCCCTCCCATGGAGTATACCATTGGGATGTCCATATCGCCACAGGCCTTAACAACTAGGTCGAACAGATCTGACTTGGCTGCATCCATTGATGCGATCTTTAGAGCGGCGGGCCCAAACCCACTTACGAAATCTAGAGAAGCTTGGTCATGCACGGTGGAGAACCAGTCGATGCCAACTGCCTTACAGTGGTCAACTATCTCTTGCACGTCACCCCTGTTGATCTCCAAGGACCTTCTGTAAGCCTTGAAGTTCATATTGCGCCACATCTTCCCATCGTCTGGATAATAGGCATCAACGTCCTTGAACTTAAACTTAACCATATTGGCACCAGAGTCCTTTGCGGCAGTTATCATTGCCTTAAGAACATTGGTAGATCCAAGGTGGTTGATGGTCATTTCTGCGACATAGATCATGTTACCATCTTCCAAGCTTCTTCAAGATTTCGTCTAAATCCTCGTCCTCGTCAATCATGTCCCTAATCTTCCCCTCACGAGCGACGACCCCGAGGTACTTCTTGCGCCAACCTTTTTTGTATATCTCACCAGGGATCACTAGTGCCCCATCGAGATCCATCGCAACGTAGTCCCCCATCATTATCTCCACGTCATCTATCCTAATGTCACACATGTAGTCGACCAGTGCCCAATGTCCAATAGCGTCGATAGGAACGCAGCCGTTAGAGAAGACTGGGTATTTAATTCTATCTATCACGGTCATGTCTCTGGTATATCCATCTGTAAGCATGCCCACGGACCCCATCTTCTGGTAAATCATTGACGTTATATCCCCAGTATGAGCAACCTCCATGTCCCCCGCTTCAAGACATACGATTGGCTTTAGCTTACGAAACAGATCCTGCTGCTCACGGTAGATACTCATTCTTATGTCATCTAGTTTCTTGTAGGCTGGAGGATCAGACTCAGGTTCTGTAACCACCCTGCCCCTTGTGGTAAACACTGGAGAAACGATTAGTCCATTCCTTTTTCCACGGTATCCAGCTGATGGCTTGATGTTAACAAACTGATCATTGGCCTTGGGACCCATAATATCTCTCAGTGCGTCATATGCTGCGCCAAGATAGGACATTAGCTACCTTCTTGCCTAATAAGTATTGCCTCAACGATGGCCAGATCTTCTGGGTCGTCGATGTCCAATGATTCAGTCTTTGAAACCTCTACCAATAGAGGGTTCTTCCCCACTCGTGTTCCCCTGTTTACAAATGACTCAACTGTTACGCCATATAGGCCATGAGTCTCCATCATCTTCTTGTCCAAGTCTTGAGAGTTAGGCAGATCCTCAATAGTGAAGTTCTCAGGAGACCCATTGTTCCAAAAGTATTCCTGAACAGGAACCACTGTCATGAACGAATCGTGTCCAGTTGAATTCTTCCATTCTCTAATAACCCTATCAATAGTCTCCGCTGTAATAAGAGGAGAGGTGGAGAAGGTTTGACAGATGACATCTACTTCTTCAATTGTGTGCAGTGCCCATGTTAGTAGGTCATTTGCGTTGCAGTCGTTTGTAGCAAGTTCTGCTGGTCTATCAATCAGGCGAAGACCCTTGCTGAGTAGGTCGCTAACTTCTGACTTGATATCATCGCTCTCTGTATCCAGGTACACGTAGTCAACCTCTTTACATAGGAGTGCCTTTTCACATGCCCTGCGAACAAGAGTTTTTCCCCCTACTAAGGTGAGGTTTTTATTCCTCACCCTCTCGGACGTGCCCTTGGCCGGTATGGTAAGTGCAACTTTCATTATTGGGCGTCCAGTCTGTTAGACACTGCGATAGCATCTTCTGGGTAATCTACGGCAATGGTATCCCCATCGACCTCTATGCATATTACGTTTATACCAAGCTCTAGAAATCTTATTATCTCAATGTCCTCAGCCCACTCATTGTAGCCCTTCACCTGAACAGAGGAGAACCTCTCCAGCTCTTCTTTTGAGAAGCCATATATACAAACCTGTTTTTTTGACTTAACAGCTGATCCATCTTTTGTACCAGGGATTGCTACTCTTGATGCATATAGTAGACTACCATTCTCCGCAACAACCATCTTGGGAACACTGGGGTCTTCCGGATTTTCATCACATGACATGTCGGCCACACAGTTAATAACTGAGTCCCTATTGCTTAGCTTTGCAGATATAACTCTCTTTACGTCTTCTGGGTTAAGCATAGGCTCGTCTCCCTGTATGTTTATGAAGTAGTCTGCGTCTATTTCAAGTGCGGCCTCAGCAACTCGATCTGTTCCGGTTAGACAGGTGTCTGAGGTCATTATACACCTGTACCCGTACTCCTCAACAACTCTCTGAATTTCCATGTTCTCAGTAGCGATGTAAACATCTTCTTTCCCACCCATAGCCTCTGCTGCGATGTCAGCTACTCTTATTATCATAGGTTTTCCAGAAATATCAACCAGAGGCTTCCCTGGAAACCTAGATGACTTGTATCTTGCGGGAATGATACACGCAACCCTTGGGGCCAGCCTGGAATCTTTAATTGCCTTCTGCATTGCATCATAGTCAAAAGAATCTGTTATAGAAAGGTTGGTCAGGATGGTCTGAATCTGACTTGGACTGTACCCTTCTTCCTGCAGTCTCTGAACGTATGTTGGATGTATTTTCATTGCTCCTGAAATAAGATACGATTCAGAGTACCCCCATTTTCCATTGGAGAAATGCTTTGATATTACACCCTGGAGCCCATTATGTCTACCAGACCCTTCGTACTGAAATTCACACAGGGTTAGCATCTGCTCAGTCTTAGTGTTGCCTACTCCCCTACCCATCCCTGTGACTGTAGAGTCTACGTATTTGCACCCAGAATTGATTGCTGCTAAGCTATTAGCAAAGGCAAGTCCCATATTATCATGAAAATGAGCTCCTACACTGCATTCGGTTACAGACTCAACCAGGGTTTCAACCATTTCAGGAAGGCAGCTTCCAAATGAATCTGCGAAGTACAGTGCCTCAATGTCTAAAACTTGCAAACTAGATACAATGCTATCTCTTAGGTCTCTATTGTGTGCCAACAAATGACATTGCATTATGTTCACCATGCACTTATATCCAAGCTTTCTTATGATCTCTACCAAGGCAGCTGCTCTTTTTGCCTCCGAGGGTGATGGCTTGATTGCTATCCTGCAAATAGAGAAGGGCGATTCAGATGAATAACGAACACATTCCAGAACCCTGGACTCCACTACATTACCATCTGCGTCTGAAAACTCTTTTAGATCTAACATGAATGATAACTCAACATTTTCACATAGATCCCCCACTACAGATGATACAAATCCATCGTTTGTCTTCCTCCACTTGCCCCCTTTTAGGGGAGACTTGTATCCCAATTCAACAACGTCAATACCTGACCCTATCAGTGATTTAACTGTATCACGAACCATCTCACGACTGAATTCCCACTCAGTCCAGTATCCGCCATCCCTTAGAGTGCAGTCTAGGAGCTTAAAACTCATCTATTCGCTTTCTGAAGATCTAGCTCCATCCTTGATCGCCTTCTGCGCTTTCTCGTTCAATTCCTTCTGCGCTTTCTCAGCCCTGTTCATGTTAGCCTCATCCTGAACTTTCTTGACTTCCATTCTTTGATTGTAGCTGGCAACCATATTTTCATGTGAAGAGAAGTGGTAGGCTGGTGTCATAACATCCATAAAGATTTTATCAAGCCCCATCTCCGAGAACTGCTCGCACAGGGAGATCCATTCTACATCGTGATCTATGCCATTGATCTCTGCAGATAGGCTCATGCTGGAGAAAACTGCTCCGTCCACGAAACCCTTTGCATTGAACGCACAGATGCCGTTGAATGTCGAGTACAGTTTAAGGTGTGTGACCTGCGGCTGCATAACAAGTGAGTACAGTAGCTCGTGCGGTGTACAGTTCCACCAAGTGTCACTCTTCTGGCCTCGTGTTGCCCACTTGTCATAAAGCTCCTTTTCTGGCCTCTGCACGTCTCCATGCAGAGAGTAGACCGATAGCACGTCCGCATCGCCTAGCAGTACTGGTGCTAGGATCTTTGGAATCGTTTGAGCCTCCATGTGGTAGTCCATGTCTAGCCAGATGATAGCTGCGTAATCGGACATGTCCTCTACATTGTCTAGGCAGTTGTTTCTGATTAGTGCCATTTTGTCGATTCTGTCCTTGCTTACTACTGAGTCGTAAGCCTCAAGGTCCAGCTTCTCTGAAACTATACGGCAGTCTACGTTATCCGGAGACTTCTCGAAAACATTGTTGAATGCCTCAACTGTTCCGTCAGATGAGTCGTTTTCGTAGATTAGCACTTCAAAGCTTATTGAGCCCATCATTTTTAGATCCTCAAACAATGCCTCCATCTGTATCTCTACGATGCTCTCGCAATCTCTGGCTACGGCTAGAATTAGAGTTGATGTATTTTCTGGCATAACTCTTTGGGAGCCATCCTCGATGACACCCTCTTCTTTGATCTCTTCATTGTCTGACATCTTAACTACTCTCTTTCGCCACTGGTGGCTTGTCTAGGTTGAAACTAATAGGCTTGTGGCTATCGACGATGTATATGGAGCCGCCTCTTATGTGGTTGCGGATGGCCTCTGCGCCATCTGTCTGCGCTACTCTTACAGTATAGCATCCTTCTGGAGTTGAGTAGTCTATCGCAGCTACACGCTTGCTGTGCTCAAGGAACACTGAAGCCTCTTTAGCCCCTGAGGTGATCATTAGAGCTGAGACCGGAGATGATCCCTGTGAGGGGTGGATAAGTCTTTCCTCAAACAGTGGCTTCAATGTGTCGATCCCGCCTTCTCTTACCGAAAGCTTTAGAATGCTGAAGTCACTTTTAGTTTCCCCATGCAAGTACAGCTCACTAAGAATATGCTGTGGATCAATGTTGTATACGAATTCTCCACTCTTGACAATGAAGACCCATCCTCCGTTAGAGGCTTCCTTTAGCTTTTCAGTCTGGTCGTCTCCTTGCTCAATGATGACAGATTCTACCTTGCAGTTGTTTTTAAGATTCCATTTTGTTCCCTCGTCCTCGGATACGTTGCCGTTTGACAAGATGGCGAACGTTAGACTTGGTATGTCCCATCCGGAACGATCTTTCAGTGCTGCCTGCATTATTGCTGCTTCCCACTTCTTACCAGCGAGATTCCAACTGTAGTTGCCAATGGCCAGGGAGCGGCCTTCTTCTCCCAGAGTCGATGCGTAGAAGTCGCTTGACAGAACTTTGTTCATGTTCTCTACTAGACTGTTTACACTAAAGATGGCCCTATTTTGCATAGTCTCTGCCTCTGTGTACATAGTTTCAACCTTGATCGGGAGTGCTCCTCCGTTGCGGTTCTTCTCGTACATTGAAGAGTAGTCTGTGCATGTCACTGGTACGCCGCAGGACTTAGCCTCTGTCGCTGGCATCCCGTCACCTTCGCAAATTGACGCTTGAACATACAGGTCCATTAGGTTGTAAATCTCATTAAGGGCCTCTTCGTCATAGCCCTTATTGGTGTTTGGCGTAGTCACCGTGTTCTTGCCGCATTTGGCACATGGTCTGGAGTTGAATCCCCATGTTGAAACACCCATAGCGTTGCAGGAGTGACAGATGTGGGAGAAAAGCACTCGATGCTCTAGACCATTCCTAAACACCGACTCGGGGATGTCGAATCCAACGTCTGGAATCCCCGTATGGAGAAGAAGTGCCGATAGCTCTCCAGTTTCTGGATACTTGTCTAGGAACTTCCCATACGAGTCGATGAGTCTGCTGAACAGCTTTCTGGGCTGGTTCCTCATAACGGATCCGACAATCTTTACTTCTGGACTGAGACCCCACTTCAACTTCACCTCGGACTTGTCCAATGGTTTGAACACCGCTGGGTCTGTGCCTGCCTGAGCAACTCTAGCTACTTCCAGCGGCACTATTCCGTGGCGCTTTGCAAGATCTGTTCTGGACTGATCCTCCATTACCTTTTTCCCGAAGTGGCTGTACGCCATAAGAGTGTCGGCCTTGCCATAGTCCTTTAGCCACTCCCATCTCTGGGGGTAGGAGTCTACGCAAGCCATCCAGATCACGTGACATTTTTTTGTTATGTTGTGATCGACTACGAATCTGTCCATCCAGTGGTCTCTATGGATTAAAACCACGTCCGGCTGAAAGTCTGTCATTACACTCTGGTACTTGAAAAGTCCGAATTGGTTATCTCTGTAGTTAGCTTGGTAAGCCTTCTGCTGCTCCTCGCCTATTGGCATGTTTCCGTAGAATTTCCAGGGAACTGAACTTACCCTGGGGTCAATGTCTCCCCCGTAGGAGCCTAGCTCTGCTACTGTCATATTTGGAATGGCATGGAGGTGTGTTAGAACCTCTCTTGTGTAAGTTGAAAAACCCGTATGAAGATAAGAAGCCTCTGATACGAATAGTACCTTGATCTCCTCGGCATCTTTGTTTACTCCGTTGTCTATCAGGGCCTGTAAGTCATCAAGGCTGTCATGGGATGAATCAAACTTGGCACCTTTGATATTGTCACGAATCTGTCCACCAGTCCTCAGGCTCACTTTCTGAACCTTGTCAGGGCTGCGCTTTTTACGCTTCTTAGCCATATCTTCTCCTTGTTTCCTTAAGTGTTTACAGGGCCTAAACTAATGAGGCTCCATGATAAACTATAGCAGTTTTGAATTGGTTTTTTGAATTTTACACTATTAAATAAGTAATAAAAGCCCCCAGAATCGCTAGCCTCGTATTGAGACAGGAAACTGGGGGCAGCTGTGTAAGATTTCCGAACCAAGTATAGTCACAAGGTTTGCACTTGCTTTAGTCTATATCAAATGGGAAGTACGGATCTTGTCAAGTTTAATGATAAGTGTTAGAACGGGCTGTCGGAACCAAATGGGTCTTCTCCGCCGAAGCTGGCGTCAGAGGCCGTCTCAGTTACTCGCTTGCTGGAGCCCTGGTCGCTTGACTTGCTGACGGCGGGGGCATTTGAGCCACTGCTTCGCCCTTTTCGGGAGTCTTGGGCATTCTTGATCTCGAATGCATTGACGAAGAACGTCTTTCTCTTATCGCCTGTTTCCTTGTCGTTCCACTCGTTGGCTCTGAGTGATCCACGTACCAAGAGAAGGTCGTCGCTGTTTACGAGCTCATTCACCTCTCCGGACGGATTCCACATCTCTACGTTTACATAGGTATGAAAACCCTTCTTGTCTAGGTTGTCGAGGGAGAATTTTAGAATGGTTCTCTCTCCATCGGGAAGTGTCACTAGCTTGACGAAACGAGCTAGTCCCTCGATGTACATTGTGTTGGTGTTTCCACGAGCGTTGTCTTTATTGTCACTGTCTGCCATTGTGGCCTTCTTTCTCTGTTTGGCCAACTTGGCCGGTTTTGATTACTTGCTGTCTTCCTCAAATGCTTTTGCTATGATGTGACTAAACTTGTCACAAATGAACTCCTCAAGCTCCCCTGTCTTCTTTGACCTTTGTGCTGACTTTGGAAGCCTGTCGAACTCTGATCTAACCACTATGTGTATTAGCTCATGGCATACCAGGGTGTCTAGGTTTACCCATTGTCCAAAATACTTGGGAGCATCTCTTCTAAACTGCACAGTTGCGACCTGTTCAATGGGGTGGCAGTGGGTTACGCATCCTAGTACGATTTCATCCGTATCCGTCGATGATAATGCCACACTATCAGACTCTTCCGTCTCAAACTCTTTAATCTTTGTATTCATGCTAATTGCGCTGCAGATAGCCACCTTTAGATCCCAACCGTCTAGGCCAAGAATCTTCTTGTACTTGGCGAGAACTGGTGAAACCATCGCCTTTGTTAGCCTAGGTGTTGGATTTTTCATTATAGCCCCTGAATGCTTTCTATGAGTGGTGCGCCGTCTCTTGACACCATGCCCTCGATAAAGCAGATATTGCCCTCTTTGACAACTGACTTAAACTTCTTAAAGGCATCTGAGAATATGATAGCATCCATGCTGAATGTTTTGTCTGATATTTTCAGGAATGCCATCTTGTTTCCGTTTCTGTCCGTTTTCGGTGCAACTCTCGTAAGGATCGCAATCGTCGAAAATCTCCTTTTGGGGATCTCGTGCTTGATATTCATGACCGTATGCGTACTCCTGGTATCTTCATAAATGTCCACCTCGCAGTACTTTAGGGGAATGCCTACATATAGCAGCTCCCTTGCCGCCATGTAGCGGTACTTATCCTCTGAATTGTTAAGCTCCTCGGCCTCTGACAAAAGTGCGTTGACCTTCTTCATTCTTGAGACATTGACGACCTTTGCATTAACATTGTCTGAGTTGAGCCAAGTCTTGAAAACATTGACCGCATCGAACACCCCATCGGAACCTGGAACGTTTACTGTTTTATTTGTTCTCGCAGTGCTCAAGTCAACGTCTCCTCCTCCTCCGGCTATCACTGAAAAGACTTTGAACTCCTTGTCTGTCATTGCCTTCAGGAGTCCAACAGTGCTGTGCAGCTTCACTCTCTCTATGTCTAGGAAGTCGAATGCACCCGCATACGCCAAAGCCTCTGCAACGTCCTTCTTGGCGCCCCTGAGGCCCAGCATGAAGCTATCCGCCCCGTTCGACTCGTCGTAGATCTTTTTTACCAGCTTTACTGAAGCCTTGCCAACCTTCTTGACCGACTTTAGACCGAAGTAGATGTCGTCTCCTGATATAGTAAAGTCGTCTTCTGAGTAAATGAGTGAGGGCGGCTTGATCGAAATCTTCCTCAGCTTTGCATCGTAAAAGATCTCTGAGATCTCCTCCTGTGGCTTCTGTTCGTTTTCTGACAGTTGCAGGAGTGAGCAGTAGAACTTCTGGGGGTGGTAGAACTTCGCATATGCTGTAGTGTAGGCCATCATTCCGTATGTAAGGGCATGTGACTTGTTGAATCCGTACTCTGCGCCCTTTTCAATCCATCCCCAAAGCTCCTCCGCCAACGGAACGTTCTTGTACTTCTCTACGCATCCATTCAGAAATCTCTTATGAAAGCTGGCCATGAGTTCTGGAATCTTCTTTCCAACAGCCTTCCTCAGCATGTCGGCCTCCTTGAGGTCGAATCCCCCAAATACCTTTACTACTTCAAGCATCTGCTCCTGGTATAGCATGACGCCGTATGTCTCTGCGAAGATTGGCTCTAGGTCGGGGTGAATGGTAGTCCACTCTCCACTTAGCTTGTTTCTCAGGTACTGGTCAGCCAACCCAGACTCAAGAACTGCTGGCCTAATCAATGAGACTAGTGCCGCAAGTTCATCAATATTTGAAGGCTTAACCTTCTTGGCCCAGTTCTCCCCTAGCTTTGACTCAAGTTGAAAGATGCCCTTGTTGTTTCCACGACATATTGACTTGTATACGTCCAAGTCGTCGAACTCTCCAACACGCTCCTTGAAGTCTGGCATTGTGCGGGCAACCACTGATAATGTCTTAAGCCCCAGGAGGTCCAGCTTCATGTACCCCAGCTTCTCGATGTCGTACATGTCGAAACCTGTTAGAAGTGACTTCTTGTTGGCATCCCAACAGCAGGGTATGGCACCAAACAGGGTCTCGTCTGCGATCAGCACTGCACATGCGTGGGTGGATCTGTTTCTGTTAACACCCTCAAGCTTCTTTGCAATCTCAAACGTCTTCTTTAGCTTCTTTCTTCGGTCAGCAGCTAGGGCTCTCAGCTCCTTGGCCTTGGACGGGTCACTCTTGGCATCCTTTGCCCACTGGATTATGTCCTCGTCAATGCCCTCTTCCGCCTTCTTGAAGACGCTCAATCTGTCGATTACGTCCTGAATGCCCTTGTTCTTGTCTGGAACATTCTTGGTAAGCCTATTCAGGTACTCGTGGGTTAAACCCATCACCTTTCCAACATCCTTTAGTGCGCCCTTTACAGACAGAGTGTTGATAGTCATCATGGGAAGAACACGGTCTTTTCCGAATTCATCCTTTAGATACTGTAGAACCTCGTCTCTTCGGTCGATCTGAATGTCTAGATCTACGTCTGGCATGGATCCTTTTCTTCCATGATTCCAGAATCTCTCCCACAGTAGGCCGTACTTAATAGGATCTGCGTACTGAGTGACTTTTAGTAGATATAGAACGAGTGATCCCGCACAGGAGCCTCGTCCGAATCCTCTGAGGATCTCGTTATCGTCACAGAATTTGCACACCTGGAACACGATCATGAAGTAATGCTGTAGTCCTGCATCCTCGACCTCAGCTAGTTCACGCTGTATTCGTGCAACGTACTCACTCTTGTTCTCCTTGCTCTCTATGTCGAACTCTGCCCAAGCCAACTTGCATAGCTCGTAGAGCTCCGCCATGCATTCCTTGTCTGACATCCCCTTGTATCTAGGCGTCTTCATTCCACCCAGCTCCATGCTTATGTCAATTGAGTCGGCAATCTCCTGGGACATGTTGACTTCGGCGGGTGTGAACTTTGTAAGCATCTCCTCCGCTGATCTTTGATAGTAGTCAAATCCATTGAACACAATGCGACACCCTTTGGTCACTCCCTTGGCGTGGTCTAGTACTGGAGTGTCTAGAGTGGCTCTTGCGTCGATAGCCTTTAGGACTTCATGAGCAAAGGCATCGGAACTATTGACGTAGTGTCCGTCATTGGTAGCTACCGCCCTCAGTCCTAGCTCCTCTGCCACCTGCCTACAATTGGCTAGGATTAGCTCCTGCTCTGGAATATAGATCTTTCCATCGTCGTTTACTCGTTGAAGCTCAACGTAGGTGTTGTCTTCTCCGAATACGGATACCATGTGTTTTACATGCTCCTTACCTTCTTCGTAGGTGTCGTGTACAAATGCATGGTTTGATGGAGAATTCATGCACCCTGTCAGACAGATTACTCCCTCTGAATATTTATTAAACTCTTTCCACGAAACTCTCGGTCGGTAGAAGAACCCACCGCCGTCTGCCACTGGCACGTTTGCCCAAGTTGTCATCTTGTATAGATTTGAGAGTCCGACGTTATTCTTGGCAATAAGCGTGATATGTCTAGACTTGCGAACCTTGTCCTCGTGGTCGTGTGTGAAGTAAAATTCGCTACCAAGGATTGGTTTAATTCCAGCCTTGATACATTCCTCGTAAGCCTTCACGGCTCCGAACATGTTGCCGTGATCTGTCAAACAGTATGCATTTTGTCCTAGCTCCACAGCCCTAGCAACCGCATCCTTAGGCTTGGAAAGAGCGTCCAATAGTGAGTAATGGGAGTGGTTGTGCAGCGATACGTAGGATGCGCCCCGTGTGATGTCTGAATCCTCTGCCTTATCACACATGACTTTCTCCGTCTACTCTCTTCCATGTATTAAAATCCGGGCACCAGTACAGCCCCTGCTCTTCTCTCACGATGGTTGCAAACTTATCACGCTTCTTCTCGGTCTTAGACTGGCGAGCAAGCCGCATCTCTTTAGTTGGTCGCAGGGGGAATCTCGGTTGAAACCTGAAACACTTGGGGCTGACTTCACGCTTCCTCCAGCGGAGGATGCCGTGCCCCTCGTCTGTAGTGCCAAGAGCCAAGACGAAAACGACCTTCCAGCCCTTGCGTTTGCCCTTTTTTAGATCACGATAATACCAACCAGACTCAACCCCTTGCTTGGTTTGGATCTGACAGTAGTAGTCGTCACTTAAATCGACAGGAGGCTCGCTCCAGTCTTCTAATTCTAATATACTCATTATTTTTTCCTTCTAAGACATGGTAGCATTATTAAACCTCTGAAAACAAGTATTTTCCAAAAGCTTTTTTCACCCTGTCCTGATAGCCCTTCGGATTTATTCCGTAAGTTGCAGCTGCTACAGAGCTTATGAGACTGTTTCCATCCTGTGGAGTGAAGCAGAATCCTGTTACAATACTGTCGTTCTGGACGCTCAGGCTTTCTAGGTTGATTACTGTCTGGTTTAGGATCCTGCCATATAGGCCATAGTCTCTACCGAAGCTGAACACCTTGTTGCTATCGCTCTTGTGGGTAACAGCCATCATCTCGTTCTCTGAGATCTGCTGACGAACTAAGTCCAATGTCGTGCCAGTAGTTTCAATCCTAAATCGGATTCCGTGCATGTACTGACTCGGTATCTTGCAAGCACTGGAGAACACTGTTGGCTCATCCTCTGTCCCCAGGTGTATGCCCTTGGTTGACATGATAGCATGCAAGTCTTTTGCGTGGTGTGTTCCAAAGCTGCTGCTGTGAGCTCCCACACTTAGGGCTGGGGAGAACGAAGAGGTCTGGCTAATGTCGTTAGTTCTTCTTATGCATGTGAAGTCAGCACTCACGAAGTCAGTCGGGTCGTGTCCACCATCCATTCCAATGGTCTGGACTAGGGCTGCTAAGTTATGGGTATTACAGGATACAATCTGGTGGAATCGCTCTTGATACCAGTCTTGGCCCTGTAGCACTTCGTCGTTGATGCCGAAAGCGTACTTCTTTCCAAACCCATCCTCCGATCCTTGAGCGATGAACATTCTTGTAGTGGTATTCCTGTAGTAGAACTTCTCCTTGTTCTCTAGACCTATTCCGCCTGGAGTGCAGTCGATGATAACAGTGGCTCTATCGATTGCCTCTTCCGAAGTAAAGGATGGCTCAATGCCCATATCGACAAACCCAGACTTATTGTCGGTAGCCAGGAGGGCTCCAGTCTCAATCAGTTGTACAACTTTTGAGCGATCTGTAAGAAGAGGGGTTCTCTTGTTGAATGTAACTTGGTCGAATCCAAGGACGTCTTTGGCCCTGGACAGCATCCCGATCAGGGGCTCTCCGATAGTGCCTGTTCCGATTACATGTACGATTTTCATTATATACCTCTTTCGCAATAGTCTACCACAGGTGCGGAGCTATCTGCCACACTAGCCCCAAATGTATTCGTGAATCATGAACAGCAGGATACTTGATGGAATGTGAAATATGGCGATCATTACCGCTATGTCAAAGCTTCCTGTTAGCCAGAATGCTATTCCCATTGCCAATGCTGTCGATGTTAACTTCCAGGATACTGCCTTCATGAAACTTCTTTTTAGAGACTTCTTCATGTTATTTCCTATTCTACTATCTGTAGTCGTCAGGGTCTAGGTCTAAATCCTCTAGGGATCCAAAATCGTCAACTGTCAAAGATGAGTCTTCTTCCATCTTTCGACCAAGCTTCTCTGTGACATCATCGCATAGCTTTTGGTCGCAAAGGTATTTGCAGATGTGAGATGGCCTGTCCCCCCAGGATGTATCCCTTATTCTGTCTGGAACCTCTATATCCTTGATGCCCTCGTATATCTCTGCTATCTCCGCCAGGATTCCTTCTTCTGTATTGTCTCCAAAGCATGGTGTGATAGACTTAATACCTTCGTTTACATACATCACTGTCACCATGTGATTCTTGTACTGTGGATACTTCCTTCTTGCTGCAAGATAGTACAGTCTTAGCTGTATGTCCTTCTCGGCAGCATTGTATGACATCTTGAAACGTCCTGTCTTATAGTCTATTATCTCAATTGTGTCTTCGTCTATCTCTATAACCATATCTATCAGGCCATTAAGTTTTACCTCGTGACCATCTGCCGCAATGAACGGTATCTCAAATTTGTCCTCTGTGGCAATTATCTTCTTCTCTGGAACGAATATGCCTGCTGGCCCCGTAGCAGACAGGACCCTCTTTACCATGTTCTGGGCTTCCATCCATGAGTTCCATGGACAGCCTGCAAACTCTTCTATATTTGTCTCTACTAGTCCACACTTTCCTGCGGAAAAGGCTGGACAGGTCTCGCAAGACTTCTCCACCTTGGCGATATGACGGCACCACCTCCATGACTTAAGTCCTGCATAAGCCCTCTTCTGGAGAATATTCTTCCAATTCTTCTCTAGGTCTTCGCAGGTTCTTCCTTCTTCATCTTTGCCATTTAGAGTTGCCTGTGCATACATCTCGTAAATCCAATGCAGCTCTGATCCCAGCTCTGCAGCAAAGGAGGGTTTCCCCTGTGCGAACAGGCCGTAGGATAATAGGTACTTCATTGGACACATTACAAATGTCTTCATCTTGGATGCTGATAGTCTGTCTGGCTTTTTCATATTTTTCCTTAGCGTTTCGGGGGCAATGTGCCGGGGATCACTTGTCCGCCACGGCTTTGTAGCTCGTAGCCCCAGCCCTCGACTCCGGATCCTGCGCCGTCTCCTCCGTCGCCTTCTCCATCGCCCTCTCCTCCGTCTCCGTCTCCTTCGCCACCCTCTCCCTTTGTCTCGAACGTTGAGGGGGTTCCGCCTCCCATGGTCAATCTTTCTCCCTCAAGCCCCTCTTCCGCATCCTCAAGATACGGCAAGGCAACTAGCTGGTCGCCTATTAACCATAGGATGATCCTATTCTTGCCCTCTATCCTGAAGAACACTACTGTGAACTTGCTGGGCATCTCGCTCCATGTCATCTCAACTGGCTGACCCAGGGCTGCCTTGTAGTTGCTGTATGCTGACATCGACGAAAAGAGGATTGCTATTGCGGCAATGAAGGCTAACAGATGTGACTTCCTAGAGGCAACTGCTACTGCTATGAATGAACATATTGACAGTACGACGATGCTTATTAGAAATTCCATTATTGACCTACGATATATCTAGGGTTTACGTCCAGAACACGGAAGTACGATCTACTGATACCCGCATCTTCTGACTCGATGGAGAAGCTTAGGGCGCTTGCCTCATGACCAGCTCCATTTAGAACTACGATTCCGGTCCAAGCTACTCTTTTTCTTTCTACATCCTGAATAACAAATGTCGCAACAACCTCTAGAGCTAAATCTCTTCCTCCGAAGTAGTGAGCACTGAGACTGTACTCACCCTCTAGCACTCCACGCATTGTCATTATTTCCTCATTGGGATGAATGAATGTAGTTGTTCCATTTCTGTCGGTGTAGCTTCTAGTGGAAGTAACATCTAGGTCGAGATGGATTGGACCCGACTCACGTCTTCCGTAATAAACTCTCTCCCCTCCGGGAGTCTTTAGCCACATATCTATATCGCAGTCTTCCATCCATGTCATAGTTATGATGTAGGTGGCGCCCGATTCAATGTCTGAATCCTTGTCTTCACTTGGACTATTGACAAGAAGAAATGAAAGGAAAAACAGGCACACAAACGTCAGTAGAAGATTGAATAACAGGTCAATGGTTACACTGCTGTTGTTCTTACTAAACATCTGATTAAACCCACTTGATCTCAAAGAACCGCTTTTGGAGTCCGAGTAGGATTGATGAGGTTAGACCAACCAGAGTAGTGGTTAGTGCTGTTCCGATTCCTGAAGACATTGCTACTAGAGATGACTTTAGAGACTCCGGGTCTTCAATGTTTAGGTTTCCGAATGCTCCAGAGATCATGACGATTAGGCCGATGACCGTACCGAGCAACCCCAGTGACGTGCATAGTTCAGAAAGGTAGTCCATGACACCCTGTCCGAGGTTTTCGCCCTTGTATAGTCTAACTCCATAGTAGGCTGACCCAGATGCCAGGATAGCTACGATAACCCAACTCAAACCAGTTGAGTCGTTCTCTGAGAGGAACCTTGCTCCCCCTGCTAGGAATACGCCAGACACAACTGTCATCATTGCACAAGCCAGGATCCACCATCTTACGAAGGGTCCATTGTTTTGAAGAGATCTCTTGAAGCTTCGTAGCATTACTTTCCTCCCTTTGGAAAACATGTATTCCACATGATGGTATCCCTGCCCCTGGCTAGGCTCCAGATATGGCTGCTTACGCACATGGAAACCCAGTCAGGGTTAGGCACAAAGTCTAGGCTCTTTACTTCTTTGACTAGCATAGGCCTGGACGTTCCGTCAATGGCCTCTGCGTTAAGCACCCCATCGGCATCGCCGTACTCTGACTCATAGAGAACAACGTTTTCTCCACTCTCTATTCGGCCTATCATGGCCAGGGCTGCATCTCTATCTTTGTGAGATGACATTATAATCTCTCGTAGCGTCTGTTTATTGTTGTCCACTGTATAGACCTAACTCTCTTAGTGATTCTTCCACGAATGGTATCACATGATTAACTGTTGGAATTTCCTCGGCTCGTACTATCTTTGCAAACTTGTGTTCCGGAATGAGGTCAACACTGGCCTCGCTGCCATGAGTGTCTCCGAATACGTCTCTATCTATCTTAACGGTGTAACCGCCCATTGCATTTATTGCTTCAACTTCATTCAGGAATCTTACATCGGTAACGAATACTACTGCTGGATCTCCTGATCCCTCTGTTTGGTCGAAGTCACCACGGTTGATCCTGCTTTTTAGAACGTTTATCCACCAGTTCTTATGTATGCCACGGAAAACGTCCGTGCCTAGAACCTGTAGCAACTCTCTAACCGTTATTGTGTCGTCAACTAATCTTCCTTGGCCCATTACGATGCCCTCATTGAAGAAGTCTCCCCACTGGCCTATCCCTTTATTTTTGTCTGCATCAGTGCCCCATGGTAAGGATTTGTCCACTCCGCAGTAGTCTATCGCAAACTGCTTTAATGGGGAGGCTATCGCAATCTTCGCCGAAGACAGCCCTATGTCTGACACTATGTTGCACCCGAAGTCAGCAAACGTATCTTTGCCTGCCTGCTTCTTTCCACATACTCCTACGACGATCATCTTTTTCCCCTTAGCATTTCTTTGATTATTGAAGCACTCATGTCTCCCACATCCTGACCTTGAGTAGGTGGGTACATTACAGTTGTCTTTATTCCTGACTTATTGAGCTTCTTTACGTTGGACGTCTCGTTCCGGTGTCCGCCATCGTCGTTGTCCATGAAGAGTATGACCTTTGTTACGCCCATCTTCTTCATCACGCACACCTGACCATTTGTTAGGGATGACCCCATAACTGCCACGCTGTTCCAGAAGCCAGCCTCGCATAGTCTTGCTACGTCCCATGGTCCCTCTGACACGACGATAGTCGAAAGCTTCCACTCGTTGATAGCACGTTTGCACAGGTCAATGTTCAACATATTTACAGATTTTTTAAACCTGCTATGTCGCCATTTGGGGGAGTGGGGGTCGTCATCCGTCTTTCTTCCGCTAAATCCAACAAGATTGCCTACAATGTTCTTAACTGGAAACACTAGCCTTCCGTCCATTACTCCATATCTAGATATGCCTACTCCCATTTTTCTGAGGACAGACTCGTCGAATCCACGTTCTGTGGCATATGACAGGTTCTTGCCCAGACGGTTAAGTATGTGGTCGGGAAAAGTCTCCTGCTCAAGGTGCATCTTGGCAAAATCTTCCTGAGCCCTCTTTGGTAAATCCTCGGAGGATACACGGTCAAGGTCTCCGGACTTGATGAGGCTATCTATGATTTTCCTCGATAATGGGATGGCCTTTCTTCGCTCTATGTCTGATATAGATGCAATCAGACCTATCATGTCAGAGCCTTTCTCCGAATGGCACCCAGCTGTCCAGCAAAACCAGCAGTTTTTCTCCCTGTAGTAGGAGAATCCAGTTGGGTTGTCTCCGCCGTGGCAGCAGGATGGTCCTCTTAGGTCGTCTCCGATATCTACGAAGTCGTCAATATCTATTTCCAAATGCTCAAGAACAGCCTCAATGTTGTTTCCGAGGGTTGCATTCATGTCATCTATGGTCATGGTGTGCTTATCCACGTGCTGCCTCATCATATGGGAGTTCCAATGTTCGTTCTACAATCCTACAGGTTACTTGATCCTTTTTAAACCTTGGATCCTTGGCGTCGATATACAGGCCAATATGCCTCCCCTGTGTTCCTGGCCCATGTCTGCACTCCGCTACCACCAGCTTCATATTCGTAAGAGTCGCTTCCTGCTCTGCGTACTCCTCTGCGTTGTGAATAGATGCAGTTATCTCGGCATCGGACTTCTTGGCCAGGATGCTGAAATTGTCGCACAGCCAGATGATCCTGTCTGATCCAGATATAGTAGTAGCATCTTCCATCTCTACTCCTGACCTGTTCTGTTGTGCAAGGGCAAGCATTGATCCGCCGTAGTCTCTCATTAGGTCGTGAAGTGCGCTCATCCTGTACCCTAGAGCCTCGTACTCTTTATCGTCCCCTTTGTCTCTTGAGTTCATCAGCTTCAGGTAGTCGAGAATAACGACAGCCCTGTTCCACTGTCCTGACTCATCCTTGCCGACCCTTCGTGCGAACCACCTTCTTATCACTGAAGTCTGTTGCTCTAGGCTCCATCCTCCGATTTGAACATAGTCAAGTGGCATCTCTTCAATGGCAGGGATCACCCCCTTGATAGCGTTGGACATATTCTCGTCCTTCACGAATTTTCCTGTTTCAATCGCACTTAGGGGAATGTTAGCCATTATTGCTGTCATCCTTGACATCTGCAACTCGAATGATAGCTCTGTATCTAGGTATAGAACTGGAACGCCCTGTGACGCTATGTTCTTGGCCATGGTCAGTGCTAGGAAAGACTTGTGTCTCTTTGGTCGGGCTGCGATCACGTTCACTGTGCCTCGCCTCATGCCTCCCCCGACTGCTTCATCCCACAGGTCGAATCCCGTCTTTACCCCAGTCTCAATTTGTCCCTCTAGAGCCTCTGTTGCGACCTTGTTTAGCCATCCAGTATACGAATCACCAATGTCGATCATGTCCTCTCCACGGAACAGGCCGGTGGTAAAGTCGTAAACACCCTTTTCCACTAGGTTGATCATATCGTTGGCAGATGCTGTGTTCTTCACATCGTTATTGACGCCCTCTAGGAACCTGCTTATCTTGTCACGGTAGGATGAGTCGACGACAGACTTGATGTGTTGCTTAGCTTCACTATCGCTTGGTGGGTTTGTATCGTATATTTCAGCGATTGCGGAATGGTAGGCGTCCCCCGACCTTTTGTAGTCCGCTGGAAACTCTCGTGCCACCCGCTCCTCTAGGAGAACTTGGTCGATGGCTCGTCCGTCCGTGTGAGACGCACTCTCCGATGCCATGTCCTTCGCTACTCTGTATATGTTTGACGCAACCCGTGAGGAAAAGTCCTCGGAGTCTATCAGTATTCCATCGATGTCAAATACTTTGTCGCAATTCTTAACTATGTACGCCAGAACTGACTTTTCTGACTTGCGACTTAGAGACTTAGCCATTTGAAATTCCTTGCTTGATGGGAGCTCTGCTATCCATTGCTATGTCTCCTTCTTAGGTAGCTCTCAAGTGACCTTAATGTTGCGTCCACCCCACTGGGCAGATCTCCTATTTTTTCCAATTGCATTCTTGCCGACACTAGGCTGACCTCATACTTTGACACGTCTTGACTGGAAGATATGACAGCCTCCCTCTTGGCGGTGTATGGTAGAAACTTATCAACTGTATCTATATTGTCTGCCACGAACCTATTTATGACGCTGTTGAGTCCAGTTATGAACGCCTTTAGACTGCTATGCTTGTTCTTGAGTATTGTAGCATACGAGTGAGTCTTGAAAATGAAATCTTCTATCTCCTCTGTCGTCCTACCCCTGAGCCCCTCGCTTTGAAACTCGACTATCTCGCCCAGTCCAAGCTTGCACATGTCTGAATCCATGTTCGGCATTTTGAATCTGGAACAGAATTCCTTCATCTCCTCTATGAGTTTATTATCCATCGATTAACTCCGCCAAGCTCTCTACTTCCTCTATTGAGGATACCCTTATTAACTTTATATTATTAGCAATGCACCACTGTTCTTTTTTCACATCATTCAATTTCTGACGTGCAAAGTTAGCCCTTGTTCCGTGGAAATGAGGAACGAACTCGCTATGCTGTCTTCCGTCCGCTTCAAATGCTAACCTTATTCCGCTCAGTATCACAAAGTCGATAGATAGAACTGGACTTAGCCCAACTGTCGGGAACTCCTCTAGTATACCATAGCCGGGGAGAACCTCCCTTATTTTTGAGAACAGGGCATCACTCAACTTGGAAGCACGGGCATTCATCCTGGCATGCTTTCGATAGTTGAGCTCCTTGCTATGCTCTCTGCCATCTAGGTCGAAGAATATCATCCTAGAAGCTCCGATAGCTTCTTCTCTAATCCCAACATTATCTCGGGGTTATCCTCTAGATGTCTTATGGCGGGGAACACGCCCTGGAACTTGTCTTCACCTATCGTGATCCATGCACCCTTCTTGTCAACTAGCCCGAAGCTAAGTGCTTGCTCAAACACATCGTACTCTCGGCTAAATCCTTTTCCGTAGATAAGCGTACTCTGGGCCTTCTTACCCTTGCCCTGGAATCGGTTCTTCATGGTCTCGGCTTCGACAGTGTGACCGATGATGTCTTCGCCGACTTTTATCTTTCCCTTGACCTTGAATCGAACGATAAGATCGCAGTTATGCTTCAGTGCGTTTCCACCGGGCAACTTGTCGGCGTATCCGTAGGCGTCAAGATTCTCCCTCTTCTGGTTGATTAGGAGAAGGACGCTGTGGTTATCAAAACATAGATTCTTTGCATCTGCGATGAATGGTGTGAAGAGTCTTGCCAGTGGTGCCATGAAGTGCTTGCCAGACTCAGCTTCCAGGACTGCCTTTGGGTGGCATGCTGGGATTGAATCAAGAACACAGAACGCCTTTGGTACGGTTCTTAGCACGTGCTTGATGGCATCTAGACAGCTTTCTCCATCTGGGGCTGTAATCCAGTTGACCTTAGCTGCGTCAAGCTCTGGGAAGCAGTCGATTAGGGATTGGTTTACGGCCCTCTCCTGGTTAAAGTAGAAGCAGTCCAGTCCTTGCTTCTGTGCTGATACTAGGGCTTGCAGGGAGACGGTTGTCTTGCCGGAGTTCTCTCCTCCGTAGTACATTATCACACCGTTCGGAATTCCGGGCTCATCCCCTAGAATACTATTCACCGAGTACATTCCACTGTCTACATAGTACGGACTCTTGAAGTCTGCCGTGTCGTTAGTGAGGTTGACACCCATACCCTCTAGAGCCTTCGCTATATCTAGTGTGTCTTTCTTGTCGGTCTTCTTTGTCGCCTTCTTGTTCTTATTTGTCATCCGTCTCTCCTGTGTCCTTTAGGTTCTGAAATTTTGGAGCCTTATTCTTTTCTACTGTCACATCGAAGAATCTCTCACCATTGTCCTCCTTGGGAGCTTGGGCCTCGATGACTTCCTCTTTCGTTATCTTGGTTGCGCCATGTATCTTTCTCATCTTCTCATCCGTATCGTAGCGTCCGGCGATGTACCATAGTATCTTACTGAACACATCGACTGGATTGTTGCCGAAGATGGGTGTTTCGTATTTTTTAAATTTCCACTTCTTGACGCCCATAAGTATTTGCTTGTAATGATCCTTAACCTGCTTGTGAGCTGTGGAGTCTTTCCTCCAGAAGTATGGTGGCTGTTTTCCATAGATCATCGTACATGATATCTCTGCAAGGATGTGGGGAACTCCGAAGATCTGGCCTGGAGTTGTTATTGACTGGTGAAGCCCACCCTTGGCCCTCTCGACCTCCTGCCTCTTGCTGAAGATGGCGTTACAGGTCTTGCAGTCCCTCTTGGTTCTCTTGATCCCTTTGTAGGTGGGATGCTTACTGCATTTCATCCAGTTTGCTCTCAATCATTCTCCAGAGAACATTGGCCATCTTTATCCTTGGCCTGCTCTTTATTGGACTTGGGCCACGTGAGACAACTGATCTCTTGTGGGTGTATCTTCTGCCGCTGTGGTTAATAGCAATGGCCTTGCCAGTATTTTTCTTTATTTCCTTGGCTATTTCTTTGGCGACCTCTGATGCAGTCTTAACCTCTGACCCTGGAAGGTTTAACACCAGTAGTCCTCCACGGTCTAACATTTTGACTATCTCATATATTGAGGCTATGAAGTCTGATATGTGAAGATAGGCCCGACTACTGTTAGGATCTTTGAGTACGTTTATTCTCCCACTGCTCACTGCCTCATTTATAAACCTACAAACTATCTGACTGGAGCCTATGTGTTGAGCCCCATAAACGCTGGGAACCCTCACTATTGCAGTAGGCAGATTGAACTTTTCGTAGAACGTCCTTACCAGTGACTCCCCATACTGACGACTAAGGTAGTAGGCACTCGACATCTGAGATCCATCAATTGGAGAAAGAGGGGTAGGGGAGCTGCAGTACAGCATCCTGCATGTTGTGTCTGAGCAGTAGTCAAGACAGTTTATTAATCCATCTATATTGGTGTCGAATACATCGGCCCCAGAACCCTTGTCCGGATTGGGGAGGAATATGATCTTCCTTACACCGCCCGGTATGTCCAGATTAGAGATGTCTTCCCTGATGAATGTAAAGTTGTCTCTTTGATATAAGTCCTCTATGTTGACAAGGCTCCCTGTGGACACGTTGTCCACGGCGATTACCCTCTCTCCAAGGTTACACAGGTGTCTACATATCTCAGAGCCGAGCCCTCCGGCCCCTCCTACGACAAGTATACCTCTAGGTGGCGCATTACCTTTTCCCATCCTGGAAATCCTCCGATTATTCTGTCATCTATATACCTATCGGCAGCTACTTTTCTGGGATCTGTTCCCCAGTGCTCCAGCTCCGTGGTAGTATTTTCATTTATAAAGTCAAATGGTATGCCCATTGATACTAGCCAATGTCTGGCATCCCCAAGCTGTTCGTTCGTTCTACAGGTCCAGATTACTATCTCTGCCCCAAGCTCTTTTATCCTTCTTATGGACTCAACGGCACCCTCGATAGCCTCCCCTATTTCTGGGTAGCTCTCATGCACTATTGTTCCATCGAAGTCTATTGCTATTACTTTCTTCCTGTCCATGAGCCACCTACGGGTTCATAAGCAGCATCACGTCTCGGTCTAGAATTGCGAGGGGTAGTATGTGTTCGATGCCAGTAAAGGCTCCGAAGTCCTCTCCAATTCTCAGTGTGACGATACCTATGTACTTTCCGTCTGATGTGTAAACTCCTCCACCACTGTTTCCGCCGGTGAACACTCTGGACACCAAGTGTCCTATGAATGTGCCAGGATTTCTAAATGAAAGCGTTCGTAGATTCCTCTGAACTAGCCTGTTTCTGAATATAATGGGATTGACCATCATGGGGGATCCTGCTACAAGCAAGTCAGACCCAATTACCAACCTGGACGCCCTTGGTGTTCCAGCCATCTCAACAGCCTTCACGTCTGATAACCACATGCATCCCGGCTTCAGATCAACTATAATGAACGCAGCATCTACAGCTTCGTACCTAATAATCTTGTATGATGATACCAGGAGGGAAGTCTGTGGCAGAAATCGTTCCTCTGCTCTGATTTCGCCTGTGTCATCTCGTAGATATCTTGATATGCTATAGAGTGACACGTCTCTGGTTATAATCTCGCCTCCCAGCATCTCAGAGAACAATGTCGGAGTCAGGACATGATTTGCTGTGGCTATAACAACACGCCTTACTACTCCCAGTTCTCCAGTGTGAGATCCATTGAAGATTATTGTACCACTTCCTCCAGAGCTAATCCTATTATGATCCATCTCTGTGCTCATCAGTATTTTTACCGTTGCTCCCAGGACTCTATTCTGGATGTCTGTGTCTATGTCCTCTGCCACAGTAAATGTCATTGGAGCTACTGCCAGTAGGGCAATCGCAAGTATCTTATTCATTTTATCTCCTTGCTGGAAAGATGCGCCGGGGGAGCCAACCTAATGACTCCCCCTTCGCACACTTCGGGAAAAGTGTCGCTATTACTCTACGTTGTTTAGCTCTCCTACGGAAGCTTCGATCCTTCGGACAAGCTCGTCTCGTGCTATCTCGGCTAGGCCCAGTGACCTCAACTGCAATAGAATGAAGTCGATGGCAAGTTGTAGCTTGGCGCTTCCGCTGGACTCTTTGCCTTCTGCGGCTAGCTTAGAAGCCTCTTGCTCTGCGTACATAACGGCTTGCCCAATAAGGGCTGTAACCAAGGCTTCAAGGGTTGTGGTCTCGCTAATTCCGGCCATTGTGAGGACCTTCTTTGCGAGTAGAGTCAGCCATAGAACGAGAGGTGCTCCTAGGATGATTACAATAAGTGGTAGGAATTGCTGAATTGCTTCTAACATTATTTCCTTGCCTTTCTGTTGATCTTGGAGTTTAGTTTCTTAAACAACTCCATAGCTTGGTTTTTCGTGAGTTCCTCAAGTACGACGATATCCGCCATCTCTTGGATCTCCTCTAAAGTAACCCCATGTTGGAGCATGTATTTATTCTTGAGTACGGCCATCTGGCCATCTTCGATTGGTGTGTCTTCGCTAACAATGTCTACACCATTCAAGTCTTTGATCTCTTCTGCCGAACAGACGTCTACCCCAAGGGCGAACCTTAGGGCTCTACTCGATGCTCTGGTCTCTGCCATAGCGGTCGTGTAGATATCAAAGCCCCCTTTAGCGGATGACTTCCTGCAGTCTGCAGCAGCGGAGAATGTGCTGCCGTCAGTGAACTTATAGCTTACTGTTACGGTTGCACTCCACTCGTTTCCTCGGTCAGGACATTGATTAACCTGTACGCTCTTGCCAGCGATGCCCAGCACCGCCTTGGCAACCCTGAGCAACGGGTCGTGTCTTACGAAGTGATCCCTATCCGTCACAACAAAGTCATTTACTGAAAAGTGATCCTTAAGAGTGAACTGGTCACCGCTTATAGGGTTTGCTTTTTGGTTCAGGAAATCCATGTGTCGTCGCCTCTTTCTGTTTCGGCTTCAATATTCTGATCGTCAAACTGGACCACTCCAGTTACACGATTGAAATTTCTATCCGTACTGCTGTCTGTAGTGTCGGGAGTGCTGGACGTTTTCCTATTCTTGTGGAACAAGGTCATGGCTGTTGAGATGTTTCTGATCTCTACTCCACGCTTTATAAGGCGTCTTTTTATGGTCATTACAGGAATTCCGTATTCAAGAGATAATGCCCTTAGAGACATTGACTCATCCTGATATTTTCGTGCAATCTCATCGTCATTGTCGTGTGTGTATTTGGTTGGTCTTCCCATTTTTTTGTCCAGAACCTCTCATATTAAAAGTTTAGTAGTTGCTCGCTAACGATTGAATCTTCTTTTACAGGTCCGACATATCTGCTGTCATATGACAGTCTCCTATTGTCTCCTGCGATGAAGTACTCACCATCTAATAGCATTATGTTGGTCTCATTTTGTACGTCTATACTGCTATATTTAAATTTTTGTGAAATTAAATCTGGCTCCCCATTTACCTCTAAGTAGTTACCACTAATGAAGATACGATCATCCGGAATTCCTATAACTCGTTTAACCCAGTATTCTCCATCTTTGATTGGTGACCTTACTGTAACTATGTCTCCACGGTTTATAGGAGTATAAGAGCAGGTTAGGGAGTGACTGCCATCTGACAATGTTGGCATCATGGATACGCCTGAGATCTTCCATACCTTCAGGCCTCCTGCGATAAACAGCGCTTGCAGTATTAAGAGAAATCCTGCGGCTATTAGTACGCATTTTGCCATGTATCTTGCAAACTTTAGCGACTTAGTTATCAATGATATCATGCTGTACCCTTTCATCTATGTTTATTTCGGTCGTACTCTCTCGGTCTGGTCCAAATGACACGATGCTGACCGGAACTCCAACAAATTCTTCTAGCTTTGCTATGAATTCATGGTAGGATCCGCCGTCTTTCCATCCTGGCCATTTTTCCCAGATGGGCTCACACACATTCCATTGTTCGCCATATGGGAATTCGAGAGTGTCTGTTATCTCTGACGCTCCTATAGTGTACCCCACACAGACGGGGATTGCATCTAGGTTGCTTAGGATGTCCATTTTAGTTAGAGCGATCTCTGTGACTCCACCAATCTCAACTGCATATTTGAGTGCCATGACATCAAGCCATCCACACTTCCGTGGTCGCCCTGTGGTGGCACCGAACTCTCCACCTAGTGTTCTGACAGCCTCGTCGTCTTCTTCCGTCATGGCGGACGTGAAGGGCCCTGCGCCTACTCTGGTGGAGTATGGCTTAGATACGCCGATCACCCTATCTAGCTTGCCGAAGGAGAATCCTGCGCCTGTTCCGACTGTGTGGGCTGTGCAGTTAGAGGATGTGACATAAGGGTATTGACCCATATCAACGTCTAGTAGGACTCCTTGAGCCCCCTCGAAGAAGATTCTCTTGCCTTCCCCGTGCAGTCTATTAATCATTACTTCAGTGTTGACTATTCTTCCTCTGAAGGTTGCTGCAAATACGGGGAATCTAGCTAGGACATCCTGAGCTGCCATTCCGGCTGTTACGCCAGTCCTGTTGGCCTTCGACTCGTATGTTGGCCCAATTCCGGTCTTCGTCGTGCCGAGCATCTGAGTGCGCTCCCTGTACTCGTCCACCTCAAGGGCTTCTTCTGTTACTAGATGCGCCTTGTTGGATATGAAGATTCTGCTGACTAGGCTTCCTGCTGTCTCTCCCAGGAGTGATGCAACTTGATGGATCTCCTCAACCAATGCGGTGGGATTTATAACCATTCCGTTTCCTAGAATGCAGACTATTTCAGGGTTTACTATTCCAACGGGAAGCATGTGGGTGACGATCTTCTCTCCGTTGTGCCAAATCGTATGGCCAGCGTTTCCGCCACCCTGAAACCTGCACGATACATCATAATTGTCAGACAAGAAGTGCGAGATCTTACCCTTGCCCTCATCGCCCCACTGTAGTCCTATTAGACATGTCGCCACGTCATCCCCCTTTATACTGGTAGATCGTCTGATCCATGGACCTTTGTTCTTCGAGCAACTATTTGATTGCTTCCCTGTCCATACTTCCATACGCTATTCTCGGACTGAACACGCCCTTGAACCTCTGGTCGGCGCACTGCGAGGTAGTCCTCAAGTGCTGCCTTGGATGAAAATAGAAGGTCGTTGACTTGCTTAGGATCTTTTACAATCCACAGGTACTTATATGAAATTGACATATTATTCTCCATGTCTTTCTTGGATACGGAATCGTATCGCAGGTATTATGTTGTTCCTAACTCTCGAATATGGTATCTCAAGAATCTCTGACACTTTGCTTATGTTGTGGCCCTTGGACAGGAGTAATGCAACGTCCAGCTGGTCACCCTCAAGCTTCTCGTGTATTGTCTCGTAAAAATCTATGTCTTCAAAACATCTATCGACTCTTTGGCCCTTGTTGTTTATAACACTGTCTGCTCTTGCTTTCGCAATAAGCATCTCCTGCATCTTAGAGATCTCTTCATAAGTCTTAGCTCTAACAGAGCCGGAGGTTGACGGCGCTACTAGCTTGGTTGTCCCCGCATGCATCTTCAGCTGTCCAGCAGACACCTGATAGGCAACCTTGGAGAAGTACTGCCTAAACTGGTGCTTATGCTCTATTCTAGATACGTCAAGGTGTTTTTCGAGCCTCATAAAGATCTCACTTAAAAGATCGTCACGATGGACAAAACGAGATACCCTCTTGTAAGCCTTGTTAAGGATATCCTCATTCTCTGATATCATCTCAAGGATCTTCTCACCCTTACTTAGTGAATCTTTCAACGCTTATTCCCATCTCTTCTAGCAATACTTTAGAAAATTTCCAACTATCCTCGACACTTGCCGAAGATCTGTCCTTATAAACGACCCTGCTTACTCCGGTCTGGAGCAGCATCTTTGTGCACTCTGTGCAGGGGAACATTGTTGTGTACACTGTCCACCCTGATATGTCTGTCTTAGCATTTATTACTGCATTAAGTTCTGCATGAACCACGTAACTGCTCTTGTTATCCCATCGGGATTGATTCTCGCTCATTCCAGTAGGGAATCCGTTGTATCCTATTGCGACATGATTCTTTTCCTCTGATACTATTATCACTCCAACTTTCGTTGTCATGTCCTTTGACCGCATGGACACAGTTTCTGCCATGGTCATAAAACATTCGTCCCAGGAAATAGTCTTCATTAGTCTTTCCACTCTGGCCAGTCTAGACTTGACATATCAGGCTCAGGTGGCAACAGGATGTTTCCTGTGATTATATCATTTAGGATTGCCATACTGAACTCCTCCAGATTGTTGGAGTCGTCTGTCGCAAACTGCACAAGATCCTCTACTAGGACATTCTCTAGGTCTGTACCATTGCACTTAGACTGTATGCTAACATACGAACTTGGCTCGATGCTTAGTGTTATTGGAATGATAGCTGTCATAGCATCATTGTCTAGCTCGTATACTGGCCCTGGTCCATACAATAGACTAAAGCAAGACTCGATCTTCACCCCTTTTGCCATTCCGTCCCAAGTTATCTTTCGTCCGTTGGTATTGATTGTCTTGTTTATGACTTGATTTAGCATTCTTTTCTTAAAGTCTGCCACACTGGGCTTGCTAACTCCGAATAGGGTAGTCATTGTGTATGTAAAGGGCAGATGCATTCTTGTAACGTTTTCTGGTATCGCATTTACAATTACTGATAGACCGTTTGATACTATCACTGCAAATATGACAGGCTGAAACCCTTCTTTCTCCCAGGTTCCGGACTCTACTACGTCTAGCCCTCCAATGACTTCTGACATGGATAGACCCTCTAGGTCAAAGGTTTTGCGAAGACCAAGTGTCCAGGTCGTTTTTCCGTTGCTCATTTTAAACTCTCCGACCTAACTTTATTATGACTGGTTGGACTTCTGGTCTCCCACGGACTCTTCTTTTTCGGTAGACAGCCCTAGATCTTCCGGGGAGAATTTGGCATCCTCGGTAGTATCTGGCTCACTGGTGACTAGGCCCAGATCCTCTGGCGTAAGGGATGGCTCTGGACTTGCTTCCTTAGGCTCGACTTCCTCGACGACGTTCTCCTCAGTAACGACAGGAGCTGCCACTTCTTCGAGAGCCTCAATCACTGTCTCTACCAGCTCTTCCTCAAGTCCGTCAGTCTCAAGTCCGTCAGACACGATGTCCTTTAAAACCTTAAGGTCACGCTTTACATTACGCATACACTCTTCGATCTCTTTGCGCTGTTCCAATATGTCGTTCTGTTCTTTCTCAAACATTCCGCTGTCTTGTTTGCTAGTCATATTAATCCTCACATGTTCCAAGTTGGTCGCCGTGACGAATGTGTGCCCTTACTGCATGTCGATTAACATGTAGCGTTCTTCCATTGTGACAGATGAAGACCTTGTGACCATAGTCATCGTAGCAGTCGTCGTCACAGTCATCCTCGTCGTCACAGTCGTCCTCGTGGCAGTCGTCGTCACAATCATCGTCGCAGTCGTCGTCATGATCTTCGCACTCTTCGTGATCTGGCTCGCAATCGTCAATGGTGCCATTGTCGTTTGAGTCTATTTCACATAGATCGTCTACGCCATTCTCATTGCAGTCTTCTCCTAAAGTTAAGTCGATGTCGCACTCATTGTCGATTCCATCACCGTCAATATCGTCGTCACAGTCATCGATAATGTCGTCCAGGTCTAGATCATCTTCACAAAGGTCATCAATGCCGTTCTCATTGCAGTCTTCTCCAAGGGTGATGTCAATATCACACACGTTCTCAATGCCAATGGGGGCTGTCCCATCGGGGCCACCGATGTCGTCAGCAGTGATTAGTCCTGCCTGTGGATGGACAGAACCGGGCTTACAGCCAACGGCTAGCAGCAACGTCACTACCGAAAGGAATCCTAGGCCAAACGCTATTACTTTTCTGTAAGGGCTACACTTTGTCATCTTCAGCTTCTTTCTTATCCACGCATAGGTGGCAAATTTCGGAGCCCTCTTCTAAGGCCATCCACATGTCTAAAAATTTTAAACAGATTGAACACTTGAATACCGCTAAAAAGGGGTCCTTGTCGTACTCATCGGCTTGTTGGTCTAGGCGTGACTTTCTCATGTCACGACCCCTTCGACCCTCTTCCCAGTCTCTTCCGCTGGTTACACTGTTCTTACTCATAGTATGGCATGCCTTTCTCATTGCAGCAATTCTTACCATCTACTAGCATGTTTAGTACACTATTATCATGGTATTTCAAGGATTTATCATAAATTCCTAGTAATCCATTGATTCTCCCAGTCTTATCGTTGATGCCACCCTGCTCAGCAAGACATTCTTTACAATCGCATTGCACTGGCTGTCGGTTAGTTCGTGATATGCTGTATTCTTACCTATGTCCAGCCCTCCAGAGATGTGAGACACGTTCATTAGGTCTTTGATATTATAAGATTCCTCTTCATAACCCCTGTTTTTTGACATAAACTCTACAGTTAAGTCTAGCAATTTAGCAGTAAGCTGCTCAACAGCCCCGTCGAACGATACTCCGTATCCCCCAAGCTCGTTGCCGAGTCTTGAGCATCTGGTTATCATCAGTCCAGTTCTCCGTATCACATCTGAAGCATCCTCCATTGTGCAGTCCTCTTTAAATTTCATCTCATCAAGCAGATCCCAGTTTAGATTCGCATTGATTCCCTCGATCCTTAGACCGTTTGAGATGTCTTCTATTTTTGGCCTATGCTTGTAGTCTCTAAGGCTATAGTCTGTCGACATTAGAGAATGCAGTTCGCAATCTCTTCCGAAGATAACGTTTCCAGTTTTTAGGTCGTATGCCACCTTGTTCACTCCGTAGTCGAAGCTCTCCATCACTTCAGTTATTCTTCCATGGCTTGTGTTGACTAACTGTATTGGAGCCTTCAGTAGGTTTTCTGGGAATGCGCCTGTTTCCCTTAATGACATCTTGGGGTTGAAGTGTGTTGAATTGCCTGCTGCGAATGTTTCAGTTTCGCAGTTGTAGTCAACAAGTGAAGTCTGTAATGATTGAACTATCTCTTTAACCTGATCCATATCTCCTTTGACGAAGATATCGATATCGCTAAATGGCGCCCCTAGGATCGCATCCCTAACGAAGCCTCCGGCGACATAGCAGTTCTCTTCAAGAAGATTCCAGGAGCTCCCTGACACTTCTTTCAGAAAGGAACGCAGCTCTGATAAACGATTTTGGATTGATTCTAGCCTCATGATAAGCCTCACTATTCATTACTTTTTTAAGATCGTCTACCAAGTTTGCAACACCACCTGGGATATTCCACCCTGAAATATTGTTTGATGATCCTTTGCCACTTGAGAATATTCCATAGCCGGTTGCCATTATGATGCCGGACGACAGCTCTCCATCGTTTACAAGTGGAAGTGGTTGATACCCTTCATCTGGCGCAAGTCCTGCCTCTATTGCTTTATCACAATTGTTTATTATGCTCTTACTTCCTGACCACCTCCACTGGTCCTTTTGACCAACGCTAATCCCGAAGTCATGAATATCTCCAGTGTTATAGTCCAGTGTCATGGTTCCACGGCTCGCAGGATGGGTCTTTGCTCCCCCTGGCGGGTAAATGTCCCACTCAACCAGGGCAATGCTGCTGCCATCTATCGTTCTTATGGTGGATGGGCGTCCAAAGGAGTCGGAGAACAGCCCCCAAAGTCCCGTGTCTAGACTGTATGTTGAGGAGTCGAACTTGCTTTCTTTTGAAGATATTGAAACCACTCCCCCTGCCTCTCCAATGAATGAGGATAAGTTGTATCCCTCTTCGCATATGTCTAATATTCTAGTAGGGGACTTTCTATTCCTTAGGAAGGAAGTCTTTAGAACTGGCTCACCTTTAGCTTTCGATGACACCGTGAGATGAGACGTAAGTTTTCCATAGGTCTCACCGTAGCCCTCGCTGTATGTTACAGGACTGATCTCACTTTTGAGCCCCTCGAAAACCGGATCTTTCCCCCATGGTGCCGCAAGTCTCCCCCACATTATATGCTTGTAGTCATGCACAGCGTCCCTCAGCGTATCATCGCCGTGAGATGTCATGTCAAGGTTCGACGCTATTACTTGTTCGCAACCTAGCCTATGGGAGCTGGTGGGTATGATGCGATGAGAAAGGCTCTTCTCCCCCTTGTTGAATACGTTACTGGTGCAACCTCTAACAGCCTGTATCGGACCAAGGTCAAGGACCTTTGGGATCCAGGTGTGGCCTCCTCGGGACTTTATTTCACCAACCTCGCCCATCGATTCAAGAAGCAGCTTCCACTTCCTACTGACGAAGCCAAGCTCTTTGTTGAAATCATGTGGTGTTGGTGGCACTATATTGTCAGTCCTGTGGTCGTCTTCGGAGCCTGACACATACGTTCCTTGGAGTTTCATTGGATCAGTCACTTGCTTGAACTCCTTTTGAGCCACAGTCCTGCAGTTTCTGTATTACTGCCTTGGTGGAAACGTAGCATGATATAATCATACTCTTGTCTCTTTCTTTACTATCCTGCCCGGATCTTCCGATTCTTGACATGAAGCCCATGAAGACGTCCTCCTGTAGGTCCATTAGGAACGCTACTACGTTGGACTTCTCTTTGTCTGAGATTGTCTTAATCTCATATAGCTTGTCTAGCACGGAGTTTGACATTCTGTTAGCTGCATCTGGATCATCCATTGCAGATAGCACTGCTGGCCTAACCTCGTTGTAGGTCCGGAGAATTGACTCGGCTCCCACGCCTTGGCTCAATCCTTCTGAGTCGATATATGCCGTCACAGCACTTGCGGTGTTTCCAATCATGCCGTATAGGAACTCCCATCCGAAGCTAAGGTAGTCATCTTCTGACAGGTGCTTTAGAGCAATCCCAGACAGGTGCATAGACCTCGGATCCGGCTTCACATCTATCGGCATATCGCACTTTCCGAATGATACGATCTCTCTAGTTGCCTCAATCATAGCCGGGTGAACATCGTCCCCGACATGAGAGGCCCAGTCTGAAAACGATGCATCCAGCGTGACATGGCACAACCTAGATAGCATGGCCCTGTCATCGATGTCTGTTACGTTGTACTCCTCGGTTCCCCCAGGGTTTGCTGCCGCAACGATGAATGTATTTGTTGGAACCTTGTGCGTTCCAAGGGTTCCATCGAGAAGGAATGGAAGCATCACATCTAGGACGTACTTGTTCGCCCTATTGAACTCATCTAGAAAGATAACGTACTTGCCTGGATCGTCCTCTTTGGGCATCCATTCGGGCCTGAGCCACTTAGTCGTACCGTTCTCTTCGTCTCTAGTCGGCAACCCTAGCAGATCCCCTGGATCTTGGGATGCGAGGTGAAGAACGACACACTCTGCCTGTATGGACCTAGCGAACCGCTCAACAGCCTGTGTCTTGCCGACTCCGGTTGATCCCCAAACGATGGGGGCGATCCTGTTTCCGTGTTCTGTCTCTGAGTTCAGAAACGATAGAAAGCTTTGAAATGTATTGTGCTTCATTTTTTTCCTATTCCTTATGAAATGAAATATATCACGTTATAACAGTTTTGTGCAATTAAAATTGTAAGCGAGTCTTGTGTCCATCGAATGAGAAGTTTTCACTCGAACCTGCGGTTAGCGCCCATAGTGTCTTTGTCTTCTTGCTAGGAACAGGCTCGGCGGCATATCCGTCCGTAAGTATAATCAGATTACGGTCTTGCGACTCTTGGCAAACCCTGTCGAACAAGGGCTGGAAGTCAGTGCCTCCACGTCCTTCGATGTCCATAGATCTGTCTCCTATCTTCTTCCACTTTATCTCCTGGTGTATTTCTGTATCAAAGATTAGTGCAATTATTTCAGCACAGTCAGACATCTTATCTATTTCTCCAAGAAACTTTGAGATCTGCTCCTCAGTTATCGAGGCCGATGTGTCGATGGCCACGAATACCTTGGGCTTCTCTGGTCTCGTAATCCTGGCGGGTATCATCTCATCGCCGTTTGGGTACGTCCTACGTCTGTCAAACCTATTGCTCTTGTAGCTAACCTCTGGCTTAGATGGCTCAAACATTTTCCTGATGTCAGATACCCACCTCTTGGTGGGTGGTCCCGCAAAGAGTGTCAGGAGGGCTCTTGCCGTTTGGTCTCCGGCTGATGCTGCAATACGAACCTTTCCCTCTGTGTCAGACTCTATCTTTCTAGAGATCGCTGAGTCTTCTTGAATCTCCCCCCACATTCCATGAGGGTCAAACTCCATGTCACACCAATGCTCTTCTTCTTCTTTTCCAACTAAGTCAAAGTAAACGTCCGATGATTTCTTGGGTGGAAATCCCAGCCTCAGCTTTATGCAGTTGTCTGGCAAGTTGGACAGAAATTGATTTATATTCATGTCGCATGCCACATTCCACCTCTTGGGATTGCGGTCACCAATGCGTGTCAGGTGACACTGTGCTACGTGCATGGCCTCGTGTCTGAGTACATCTAGACACTCTTCTTTTGAGAGAGACTTTAGAAAGTCGTCATTGTAATAGAGGCAGATATTCCTCTTGCTGGGGCATAGGCCAACAGCCGCTGTGGGGATCTGCTTGGTTGAGATCTGTCTTGCCGTGGAGAGTATCGAGCCTAGTAAGAAGTCTCCACTTCTGTATATCTCAGCTATCATTGACTTTATGTTCATGATACTAGTCGGACTTTCTAACCGAGTCAACGAGACCGTATTCTAGGGCTTCGTCGGGACTCATGAAGAAGTCTTTCAAGCAGTCCTCGGCTACTTTGTCGAACTCCTGTCCGGAGCGTTTTGCGAGGATGGTGTACAAAATATCCTTGAGACGGTTCATCTCTTCAAAGTTAGTCTGGATGTCTGCAGCGGTGCCCTGCACTCCGCCGGATGGTTGGTGAATCATCACTCGTGAGTTCTCAAGGGCAATTCGACAGCCAGGA